ACGAGAGAATCCCGCAGGACAAGGATACGGTGCCGCCGCACTTGAAATGACTCAGTACTACACTCGCGACCTTTCCTCGGACACGCCAGGTAGCTCAGTAGCGTTTCGTGTTGCGTTTAGAGTCGCAAACTAGCTGAAATCCACACGCCGTCCTGAATTGATGAGCATGTCCTACTGTATGATGCTTCGTATGAGGCGCGCTTCAGGGGTCCATGCTTCTCTCAGTGAGAGAGACTTCTCATCGGTTCAAGCAGTGCATGCGGCGATGCCTGACGCCATTACCTCCAACATAGCGAGCTCTCTGGCTTTGCCGCTTGTCGAGGTCAACCAAGCTTTTGTTGCGCCGGACTATGCCTACTACCGCCGGCACCGGAATCGCAGAAGCAAAGCAGCTCGCACACCTATCGGCCACGACGCACGGGTGAAGCAAGAACCAGACCCGCTCCTGCGAACGTCGCCAACGAGTGCTATAGTCCAAGAGTATGCAACGACAACCGCACGCCGAAGGTAAGGCCGTTCTGGCGACCCTAGGCTTATTCTTCGTCGCGCTTCCATTAGCTCTGTCCGCTTTGGCATGGCTCATCCTCTAATCATGAGCACCGCCTTCGCACAGGTCGTGAAAGGGCTGCGACAAGACCGCTGCGGCCGTGCGTTGCGCGCGCGGAATCTACGCACTGTCACCGAGCTGGCTCGCCGCTTGCGAACTGGCGCCCCAGCTATTCAGCGCTCGCTTTGGCAGCGGTTCATATGTGCGGCGCGTCGCCTACTCCGTCGCTTGCACAACGTCTATGCCCGCCAAAAACACTGAAAACAGCACTAAGAAGAAGAAGCGCCGAGGCAATCCGCAAAATCTCATTCCGTGGAAGCCGGGTCAGAGCGGCAATCCTTATGGACGCAAGGTCGGCACACGTAATCGGAAGACCGTCATTCTCGACGCAATTAAGCGCATCGCCGAAGCGAAGCACATGGCCCCCGAAGAGATTGAGGACGCCATCCAGGCAGTCGGTATCGAGAAGGCGTTCAAGGGAAGCTACTTCCACTACGAGGCAATCAGCGACGGCCTCTATGGTAAGCTGACGGATAAGGTTGACCTGACAAGCGGCGGCATGACTCTCGCCGACCTAATCAACATCGCGCATGCAAGCGCAGGAAAACGAAGCACCGGAGGAAAGTCTAAGAAGAAGGTTTCAGACTGACCCCGCATTCTTCCACCGCGAGGTGCTCGGCTACGAGCCGTGGGGCAAGCAGCTTGAGATAAGCGAGAGCATCCGGGACCACCGCAACACAGCGATTAGGTCCAACAACGGCTCCGGCAAGACCTATCACATGGCGAGGGAAGCGCTGCGCTTCCTATACGCGTACGGCCCCGATGCGGTCGTCATCAACACTGCGCCTACCTTCGCGCAAATCGAGAACCAGTTCTGGCGCAACCTCCGTGATGCGTACGGCCGCGCCAAAGTCCCACTTGGCGGCAAACTCTTCAAAACCAAGCTCGACATTAGCGAGACTTGGTTTGCGCTTGGCATTGCCAATGACGAAAACAACATGGAGGCGTTCCAGGGATGGCACGCCAAGAAAATTCTCGTCATCTTCGACGAGGCGTCCGGTATCTCTCCGAAGATCTATGAGGCTGCGCTTGGTGCACTCGCGGGCGGCGAGACGGTGCGCTTCGTACTTATCGGCAATCCGACGCAAAATAGCGGCCCCTTTTACGACGCGTTCAAAGACCCAACGTTCAACAAGATTCACATCAGCGCGTTTGATACTCCGAACGTGCAGGCAAAGACGCAAGTACTGCCCGGCCTGGTCACGTGGGACTGGGTTGAAGAGGTCCGAAAGAAGTACGGCGAAGAGAGCGACATTTATCGGGTTCGCGTTCTCGGGCAATTTCCACGGCAAGCCACCGACACCCTCATTTCGATTGACGCCATCGAGACTGCCTTCGGAGCTGACCGTGAGCTCCAAGCGCAAGATGATCACCGCATCGGCTTGGACCCTGCCCGCTTTGGCGATGACGATACCGCCTTCGTAGAGCGTAAGGGCAACACTGCGCGCGTTCTGGAGGTGCTGAATGGCAACAACACGATGGTCGTGTCTGGGAAGGCCGCTCGCTACCTACGCCAGTATCCGAAGGCGACGCTTTGGATAGACGTTATAGGCCTGGGCGCAGGAATCTTCGACCGCTTGCGGGAGCAACCCGACATCGCCGGCCGCGTCTTCGGAGTGAACGTGGCAGGCAAGCCGCGCAACGAAGCCGAGCACCAGAACATTCGTGTCGAGAGCTGGGTCAATGTCCGAGACTGGCTGCGTGACGCTATTCTTGAGAAGCACGAGGCCTTCTATGAGCTCGCCCAGCCAAAGTACAAAATCGCATCGAACGGCAAGCTTCAGCTTGAGAGCAAGGACGACATGAAGAAGCGCGGCGTGCCGTCACCAAACGTGGGAGATGCGCTGGCACTCACGCTGTCGAAACCAACCGAGGGCAGCAATCTCGGCATCACGTGGATTTAGACATGCCATACTAGCTGCATATGCGCTTCAGCGTCGGACGGTTTCTCCGCAACATCGGCGTTAAGAGCGCCAGCGCCGACTATCCTGGCACTTGGGTCAACGTCACCGGCGGCAGTGACGGCATCAATCAGAACAATCTCCTCGATGCAAACCGGGAGTGGGTATTCATTGCGGTCGATAAGGTGGCATCCGCCGTCGCTGCCATTCGCTTCAAGGTTATGCGCTACTCCCGCAACGGCGATGACCAAGAGGTGTTCGAAGGCCCGCTGGCTGACTTCCTCGAAGCCCCCTCGCCTCAATTCACCGGCAAGGACTTTATCTACCTCAACACGGTCTACAAGGAACTCACTGGCAACGCCTTCTGGGAACGCGTGAAGCAAGGGGCAGTGCAGCCGCTCGTCCCAACGCGCGTCAGCCCCGTGCTAAAGGGAAGTGAGGTGCTCGGCTATCGCTACCAGGACGGGATGGAACAGCGCGTCATCCTCGCGAAAAACGTCCTGCACGACCGCTACATCGACCCTGCAAAGCCCAATTGGGGCAAGGGCAAGCTCCAGCGCATCGCACGATGGGTCGACACGAGTGCATTCGTGACGGAATTCCTCAGCCGCTTCTTCACAAACGGCGCGACGTTCGGCGGATTCATCACCACCGAGGAAGAGAGCGAAGAACGCATAAAGCTGATTAAGCTCGGCCTCGCTAACGACCACGTCGGCATAGAAAACGCGCACAAGATGGCCGTTCTTCCTAAGGGCAGCGACTACAAGCAGACCACGTCCAAGATGTCCGACATGGAGATGGGAGCCACGGACGACCGCTATCGTGACAAGATTCTCGCTGGTTTCGGGGTACCTAAGACGCTTGTAGGACTGACGACCGAGGTGAACCGTGCCTCTGCTGAAGCGAGCGAGTATATTTTTGCAAAGTACACAGTGAAACCTATCGCTGATGACCTCGTCGAGTTCCTGAACACGAACGTTGCACCAACCTACGACAGCACCGGTCAGTACTATTTTGCCTATGATGAATTCGTCCCCGTAGACCGGGAGATACAGCTCAAGGAGCGCGAGAGCGCTCTTGGCAAGCAACCCTATCAGACGGTCAACGAAGTTCGTGCCTCGGTCGGCTTACCGCCAGTCGCCAATGGGGACATCATCTACGCCAATCCGATGCTGCTCCCACTCGGAGAACCCCCTCCTGTCCCTACGCCAGCTCCGGCGTTAGAGGACGATGACAAGCCAAAGAAGGCGATGCCGCGCCGAGCGCGCCAGGGAGTAAGCCGGGAGAAGCTCATCGACGAACTCGCGAGAAGTGTCAGAGAAATCGCTACTGCGCACGAAGACCCAGACGCCGTTAGTCATAAGTCGTTTGTCGCTCGTGTTGCCGAACACGACAAGCTCATTGCGGACAAGGTGCGTGAGTTCAACAACCGCCAAGAGCGGGACGTGGCGCAGGACCTGAAGCACATCGTCAAGGCGGTTAAGAAAGGCGACCTCTACGACATGGAGCGTGAAGTCGGCGCGTTCGTGGACTTCATCGGCCCGATGCTGAAGGGCCTGATGATCGAGCAGGCCGTCGCCGAATTTATCGACCAGGGCTTTGAAGGCGCTTTCGATGAGAACGCTACTAATCTGCGCCGCATCGTCGAGTTCGCCGCTAAACGCGTTGCTAGGTCGTACAACAGCACCACCGCAGAGCTACTCTCCAACACCCTCAACGAAGGCATAAGCGAAGGCGAGGACCTCACGCAGCTCACCTCTCGCGTTCGCTCCATCTACGAGTACTCGAACAGCGTCCGTGCCGAAATGGTCGCGCATACCGAAGCGTTCTACATAGCCAACGAGGGAAGCCGTGAGGCCTACCGTCAGTCAGGCGTCGTGAAGACGATGCGCTGGTACACCGCCGAGGACGAGCGCGTATGTGAGTTCTGTGGCCCGCAGAATGGCAGGACCGTAGGCACTAACGAGGTGTTCTATCCGAAGGGTGAAGAGTTAGTCGGCGCTGACGGTGGCACGCTGAAGCTCGACTATCGGGCAATTGATGTACCCCCGCTCCATACACGCTGCCGCTGTTTCATCCGGCCAGAGCGGATCGACATCAGCTGATGTGGAATTATTCCCTGTAACATAAAGGCAATATGAAGGACGGTCACCAGAAGTTTGCGGACGACGTTGCAAAGCAATTCTCTGAGCGTCTCGCTTCACCCGAGCTCCGCCAATTCTT